AAGCGATGAACGAGGACCAGGCAGTCAACAAGATATTCATAAAACAAATTCAAACACCTGTAAGCAAACTTCCTTTCTTCTTCCGACCTTATTACAGAGGTCGAATAGAAGCAAAGGAAGGTTTGCGTTTTCAGTATGAGGGAGCCATCGCATCAGCAGCAAGGGCAGGAATTGTCCCCGAACAAATGGAGTGCTTCATTACCCCACTCCCGTCAACGGAGAAGGCAGCGGACGGAGAAGCGGAAATCGCATTTGTCTACCGTGACGAGCCAGCGAAGAAAACGGATGCGAAGGCGGCTGACCAAAACATCCCGACGTGGTGGTACAATACGATGAAGCCAGCTATCGAGCGAGGAGAGAACATTCGCGGGTTCTGCATCATGCCGTCTACGGTGGGTGACATGGATACAGGTGGTGGAGCGCAATTTTTTGATATTGCCAACGACTCACACTTCTCTGACCGCAACGAGAACGGGACAACGCCATCGGGACTCATCAACTTCTTCCTGCCCGGTTATTACGCGGTAGAAGGATACATCGACGAGTACGGGGCAAGCATTATTGATGACCCCAAGGAGCCGGTAATGTCCAATGAGGGCAAGTGGATCACCAAGGGAGCCAAGTCTTATCTGTTGAACCAGGCAGACTATTTTGAACGTAAGCGTGAGTGGCAGAAGCTCATCAAATTGCAGCAGAACTTTCCAATGAGTTGGAAGCAAGCGTTTGCCGTAATACCCAAGGACATGGGTATGCCCATCGAGAAGATGCGTGACCGCATATCTGAACTTAAGTTTTCAAGGACTCCAATCAGCACTAAGGTGAACTTCAAATGGATGGGGGATAAGTTTGGTGGAGATGTTTACGTGGACAACGACCCCAAAGGAAGTTGGACAATGACCTATCTACCTCCCCAGGATCAAAGAAATAGGCGAACGGTTGTAACTGCTGAAGAGGGGTACATATCTCCAAAAGAAAGGGGGCCAATTTATGCTCCCGATCCATCGGTAATGAATAAGTATTTCCTTTGTTGTGACCCAGTGAAGTTCCATAAACGAAACACGGTTGGAAAAAAGAAATCAAACGCAGCGGCAGCAGTTTTCTACAAACGAGATAGTCAAGTCGATTCAGATACGAAGCCAAGAAGCGAATGGGTTAGCAATGATTGGATTTTGATTTATAACAGACAAACCGAGGATAAGGCTGAATACCATGAGGAATGGTTAAAGGCTGCTATATTTCTTGGCGCCTACGTTTACCCCGAATGGCCCGACGGAGAAGCCCTTGTAGAATATTTTAGAGATAATGGGTTTGACGGCTACCTTTTGAAAGATTTGGGGTCTGATGGAAAGCAGGATGCGAGACCTGGTGTATGGGCGGGTGAAGCGGAAAAAAATGAAATGGCTGGGGATATCATGACATTCTTCAATAATAATGTTAAGTACGTGAAAATGTGGGAGATAATTGAAGAGTGGAGTCAGATGAGGGGTCTCGATGATTTAACAAACCATGACTTGTGTGCCGCAACCGGGTGGTGTATGAGGGCTATAAAAAGCAGAATGCCAGATCTTTACAAGGAAGTATATCAACCAGTAGAGATAAAAGGAGGATTTGCAATGTTTGATGTAGAATGATTGTTTTCAACTATTTAATGAAAAATTTACTACATTTGTGCTGGTAAACTAAATTTGTAAGATATGATATTGCCACAAATACTTGGCAGTATGTTGTTTCCAAACGACAACATACCTGAGGTTGATAAGTTAAAGCCTGAGTTTGGGCTTCGTTGTGCGCGAGCATTATATACTCGTTTTTGCGCTGGCGGTGCATATTTTACATATACGCAAGTGCCTGAGATGCAGGAGACTAGAAATTATGGTGCCGGAAATCAATCTCAGGAAAAATACAAAAACTGGTTTACGAATGGGTCACCAATAGGTGTAAAAGGTATTCCTCAGGGTGATTCCTCCACTGTAACAAGGGGTATGAGCAAGGCTCAAAGAAAAGCAATGGCTAATGTTAGCTATGATATTTTCTCACCCATGCGAAAACTATCGAATGTTCTTCTATCAATTCTTGCAGATAACGATTATAAACTTGACTGTGTTTCTCTTGATAAAAATATCATCAATAAAAAGAAGCGTAGCAAGTATGACGTCTACGCTAAAGCGAATTTTACAAATCCGCTGATGAGGGAGCTTGGGCTTCCCGAATTTAAGTTGCCGTTTGTTCCTAAGGATGAGACGATGTTAGAGATGGCTGATCGTCTAGGGTTCTTTAAAACCAAGTACGAAGTTGCCTTAGAGAAATTAGCTGAGTCGGGATTCCGAGCATCTAATTGGGCTGGTCAACGAATGGAGTTTAATCGTGACGCGATTGATTTTCACTTCCGTGCCGCTAAAATTTACAACGACCCAATTACTGGGCAAGTTAAATTTAATTATATCGATCCGGCCCGCATGGTTATGCTTTGGAATGAGGACAACCAAGATGAGCCGGTAGCAATTGGTCATATAGAATCTGAAACTGTTCAGTCTATTTACGACAAGTTGATAGACGCTGGGTTTAATGAAGCTCAGATACAAGCAATGGCTAAATCATACGTGCCATACCAAACTAACATATCAACTATTCCTCAGTGGGCATTTGAACGTAAAGATTCAACCACAAATCGTTGGGTTTGGATGGACTTTAAGGTTTACGTATTAAAGTTTGAGTACCTGTCTACAGACTATAAGCAGTATGTAGAGCGGGTAAATAAGCAGGGATATGGTAACTATATCCGAAACAATAAACCAGTAGACGAGAAGAAAAAGAACCCTAATGATACCTATGATGAGGTTTCTTGCAACTATTGGTACGAGGGTTCATATATTATTTCTGGTACTGGTCAAGATCGTATTTACGAATGGAGGAAGAAGCCAAATCAAATGCAGAAGGGCCTTTCTCCAATGAGTTCGTATGTAATTCATCGTATCAACGGTCAGTCTCCTACACGTAGTGTAAAGGGGTTGCTTGATGATTTGATGTTTGCAGTATTGAAATTACGCGCAGCTGTATGGGCTGCTGCTCCAAAGGGATATAGAATTGATGTTGGTGAAGCCGCTAACATCAAGATTGGAGGTGTAGAGTACGACCTGTTCGACCTCATGCACATCCACCGTCAAAACGGTATTCAGATTGTTGCCACTAAGTTTAATGCAGCGACTGGTAAATACGTTTCGCAGCCACTTACCGAAATGGATAATGGCTTGGGACCACAAGGACAAGAGTGGCTTGCTCAGATAGCGAATATCCAAATGATGATTAAGGATCTGATGGGTATTCCGGATGCAATGGCCGCTAGTCCAGACCAATCAGCGGAGCGTTTGGTTGGTGTAATGGAAGCGGATTATGTTGCTGGAAACCACGCCAACTGGCCTCTTCGAGAATCTGAGCGTCAGTTCAAGCAGAAACTTGGCGAGAGAATTATTCACCAGGCACGAATAGATATTGAGTATGACCCCAAGATTCGGGAGTTCTATGAAAGCATTATTGGAGAGACAATGATAAACGCTCTTGACGATATTGAGGGTTTGTCATTGGATCAACTCGCTATTTCATGCAAGGTTCTTCCAAATGAAAAAGAAAAGAGCGCTATTCTGCAACGAGCTATGCAAATGTCTCAGATGCCAACCAAGGATGGAGCGGTTCTTCTTAGTCCATCAAGTGTAGAGCGAGTTGCTCAAATGCTGAAGAACGGGGATGTAGATGAGGCTCTTTGGTTTATGGCAACGGAGGAGACAGAGGCTCGTCAGCGCGAGGAGCAACATGCTCAGATGATGCTCCAACAGACAATACAAGGTCAGCAGCAATCAGCCATGATGACCGAGGAGGCAAAGCGCCAGACCGCAATGCAACTTGCTCAGATTGAAATAATGAAGCAGCGCGAGATGGCCAACATGGAACTCATGAAGGAACAGCAACTTGCTAAGATTAAGGCTGATTCAAACTATCAAGTTCAACTTCTCAAGGGTCAGCAAGCGCTACAAGAGATACAACTCGAAGCACAACTAGAGTCAGAATTAGGAAACGAAATCACAGGTAGAGTATAAAACATATGGAAACGAACGAATTAGAAAATCAAAACGAACAAGTGAACGATCAAGTAAACGATCAAGTAGCTGACCAAGTAAACGAACAAGTTAACGAGGAGGTTAACCCGGTAGATTCGCCGTGGTTTTCTGCTTACGGTTACGACAGCGAAGACTCATTTAAGACCGAGTTCGAACAACTCCGTTCTTATAAAAGTTTAGCACAAGAGTTGGCTGAAAAGCAGAAAGATATTGAAGAGGGAATTGCCTTGCTCCAAGAAGCGGACGATCCGTTTGGTGGTATTGAGGAGGCTAAGACAATGGTTGCTTTTGGAAAGAAGGGTATTAACTCTGCTATAGCCAACCAAATTGTATCTTCTACGGCAGATAGTTTAATGGAGGACCCGCTGAAGGCACTTGTGCTTGCTGAGGCTGTAAAGAATCCAGATAAATTCAAGCGACTTGGCCAATCGACTATCGAGGAAGCCATTCGCGAAAAATATAACTTAGGTGAAGGTGAGTATTACGCTACAGCTCTTTTGAAGTCTGATGCAATCGATGCAATCGAAATGATTGAAAAGACTAAGAAAGATGTTGAAACTGTTAAAAATCCTTTTACCTTTGCAAAAGAGCTAA